AGACATATTGCTTACGGCTGAATCCATTGCCTTAACCCGGTCTTTTTTATATTCCTTTGTGCTCTGGGTTGATGCCAGTTGCGCTTTGAGCGCATCGGTCTGGTTGTATGACAGGTTATGAGCCTGTTCTATAGCTGATTCAGGTGCCATGCCAGAATCAGTTAGCTGCTTAACGGTGAGATAAAATCCCTGCATATCCTTGGGCATATCGCCGACAGATGCTGGGTCTGCGTCATAGAGGCGATTAAATAACTCAGCCCCCTGACGGACCGCCTCAGGACTGCGCGCGCGGGATATCGCCGATAACTGGGTGGTTACCTGCGAAGGAATGATCCCGGTCTGGGCCACCTGCTGCACAATCCCGTCATGGGTGGTGGCGTCGTTAATCCGGAAGTTTTGCGCCGTTGGCGTGGCGTCGGCGGCTTTTTGCATGGATTTATTGGTAGGGTCGAGTTTCTCGCCCATAGACAGCGCTTCGTTAAAACGACGGGCATCACGCTGCGCCTGTATCGCTTCATTACTTTTCTGCACCAGCGCGCCGAGCTTGCCATACGCATCGAGTTTGAGCGCATATTCAGGGTCATTTACCTCTGGTTTCTTTTTGAGTAATTCCTGCTGCTGCTGTTCTGGAGAAAGGTACTGAATTGCCTGGAAAGTTTTTGCATTGTCCATAGCGATATCGAGCTTCGATACCATTTTTTTTCCTTGCTCACCGTAGCCAAACATAATCGCCGGGATAGAAGGAACGGCATCAGGGACTTCGCCATTATTGAGTTGAGCCATTGTATTGTTGAGCAGCGGTTCGAGCTCATTAAGTACCAGTTTTCTCTGCTTCTCAATCTGAGCGTTTGCAAGATTATCAATTTGATTAACGGTAACGGGATCCATACCGGTTTTATTTTTACGGTATCGTGAAATCCAACCCTGCGTTTCAGATGGTAGTTTTTTTATGAAATCGGCTTGGGATATCTCTCCTTTTCTTGGATCACCGATCTTTTCAATAAGTTTGTCAACATTGCCCTGCCCCCAGTTATATGCTGCTCCAGCCAGTAATTCAGAGCCATACTTGTTTGACAGTTCCTGCGCGTAATCCGAGGCCAGCATGGTGTGTTGCTGCTCGTCTGCCGGGTTGTACTTCAGCCCACGCCGTGCGGCCAGTTCTTTGCCTGTTTCAGGCATTAACTGGAAACGGCCCTGAGCGCCAGCTGAAGAAGTGACAATTGACCCGTCTGAATTAAGATGCTTACCACCTGACTCGACGATACCTACAGATCGCATATCCAGACCACCAGTATCATCTGCTGAAAACTCACCGTTCATCCACCCAAGCGGGTTATCAACTGCATAGTTTTTAGCTCTCATCTCAGTGGCGGCAAGGTTATCTTTTTCAATGGCAGCCAGAATCTGCTCCTGCGACCAACCCCTTGAGGCACCGAATCTCGCTGTTGCTACTGTGCGAATATTCTTTGCGAGAATAGCTTCCTGGGGATTATTCCACGCATCAGCCTCTTTCTGGATTTGCAACTGTCTGGTGGCATCGTATTGATTTCCTTCAAACTCGCTGACCTGCCCCTGCTCGTAGCGGCCAACGTTTCCCTGAAACTGGATGCGCTGCTGCTGCGCCTGCTGCATGAACATCTGGCGCGATGCGTCATCAGGTAGCGACGAGGCCAGGGATTGGATCTGCTCATCATATTGCTGCGTAAACTCCTGACCCTTACCGATGGCGTTTTGGCCCTTCAGGCTATAAAGCTGGGTCTTTAAATCCTCTTCGGCCTGACTGAGCTTTAAGCTGGCCTCCTGTGAAAGAGCCACGTTTGCCCGCTGCTTGGCCTGGGCGAACATGTCGATAGCCTTTGGCGCAACCTGAGAAATGACATCGCCGACATTGGGCTGTTCGAACGCCTGAAATCCAGGTGACTGGAATCCGCGGCTTTCAACCTGGCGACCGGTGACTGTTGGTACTGTTGGCATTTCGATGTCTCCTTATCTACCGGTTGGCGTGCCGACGGCGGCGCTGATAGGCGCAGCTTTCTGGGAGAATGGCGACCATGTACCGCCAGCCATTTTATATGCGCCATAAGCCTGAAGCGGTGTTGTAAGCAGGGTCGTCATCGCCCCCATATTCCCTTGCTTACGCGCTGATACGGCCTGGGCGTCATAGTTGGCGGACTGCACCTGATAGCCATAAGCCTCGCGCTGGGCATTGTTCACCGTAGTCAGAGCATCCAATGTGCCGAACTGAGCGGTGTCGCCGAAGATATCCAGAGCCCCGCCAGTTGACAGGTCCGAGCCAGTGGCCCCCATGGTAGCCGCCTGCGTCCCGGCGGCCTGACGATTACGGCGGCGGACTTCATCGGCCTGAGCATTACCACGGTTAACCGCGTCCTGCGCCTGAGCCTCTGCCACATCCGCATTCTGCTCAGCAACAGCGGCAGAATATTTCCCTGTCTCATACTGGTTGTAGGCTGACAGCGCGCCTGCTGCGAGCGTCGCACCGGCTAAGATTGTGGTGGGTTCGCACATTATTTTTTCTCCATGTGGAAGCGATGAAACAGAAGACCGTGAGCGCCGTACGGCTGTGGTTCTTCAATGGTGAATCCCAGCCAGTGCAGCCAGATACGCGCTGTGTGGTTGCGGGCATCAACATAGTTTTCAAGATACGGGTAAACAGCCAGCATTGCATTGACCACTTTCCCGCAGCGGCGCAGGAAGGTGCGCTGGTATTTCTCCAGCGCATCGGTGCCCACCAGCCACGGGATACCGTTACCGCCGATCATTGATGCCGGGGCCACGCCGAAGATGGTTACCACTTCACCATTAATCAGACCGGCGCAGGAAAAGGTTGACGTGCGCAGGCCGGTTTCAAGCACGCGGCGCGGGCTCCAGCCGTTTGTAGCCAGAAACTCATCAACATCAGCCTGGCGGACATGCGGCAGCATGGCTTCGATATGCTCTGCGGTTGCCGGTACGATCTGAGCGTTAACCATTAGTTCCCTCCTACCGTCAGGCGAGGAATAACAGCCAGTACCGATAGCGGTAGCGGGTCTGTCTGGCGAACCTTCACGCGACCGTTGTTATCCCAGATGCTGTCGAGCTTCACCTCCACCTTCCCGGTAGCGTCATCAACCGGATCGTCGTAGAACTCGAATTCACGTTGCGGGTATTCGTACCATTCTCCGCCAGGAGTTGAGGCCTCAATGCCGCGGCTGGCGTTTACGATTAGCGTGACCTTTGGAATGACCTGCTTTTTGTCCAGCAGCGTTTCCTGCCCGTTGATGTTGATGTCCAGCGTTTCGAATTCAGCCGTGATCGGCAGTCCGATATGAACTACCGCGCCAGGAGATTCGAGCGTGACAGCGCCACCAGTTACGGTTTTCTGCGGCTCCACGCTGGCGTCGGAGAGGATGTTTACTGTCTGGCCTTCGAGGTGTGCCAGGCCGCCGAATGTCTGGCGGGCCATCTGCCAGTTTGTTGTGGCCACAGTTCGCAGCACCGCAGGAACGTTACGGTTGAAGCGCACAACCACCGCCGTGGTGCTTGTTATGGAAATGATGTCTCCGCGCAACTCTTTCGCCACCACCTCGCCAGTATCTGGATCCGTCTCTGAATATGGGAACTGGATCTGCGCACCGACGTCCGTGTTTTCGAAATAAGCCCCGCCGCTTATGGTCACAGGGTAGTCGACCTGATAGCTCCAGTCACCGCTTCCACCGCTGATGGTCATCGTCCTGGATGATGTGTTACGCCCGTCGTAGCTCAGACCACAATCGACAAAGAATGCGTCTTCATCACTGGTAAACAGGCGGCTGGAAAGACGTTCGATGTAACGTTTCGTCTGGCCGTTGATGGTCCGGTTAACCACGAAATAAACAGCGTCCTCACTGCCCTCGCTGATGGAGCAGGTGCTTTCGTACTTTCCGGTGCTGGATTGCGGTGCCCAGGCGAATACCTGCTGGTCGCGCAGATAGGTCAGCACCAGCAGCTTGCCATCGTCGCGGATGCAGAACGCGCTGCTGTACGGCACGATGCAGAACGACCAGTCGACAATGCTGCGTTTCTGGAAAAGGTGGTTTGCCAGTATGGTCAGGTCAGTGCCCTGGTACCCGTCAACGTCGAAGGAGTAGGCCAGATCACGTACCACGCTCCCCT